TTTTGGACTTGATCATAGCAGTGCCCATAGCCACGGTATTAACTTACCTGATAAACACATTACTATAAGAGACTTTGGAAAAATTGACGGACCAACTCAGCATGGCATCAGCATCAACATGGCAGACAAGGCACTCAAGGCTCTGGGTCTGTCAGTGACTTTAGGGAAGGAAAAGTGATATGAAAAAGATTATCAGGCACATCGCCGCGATCGCTGGCTTCATAGTAGCGATCGGCGGTGTCGGCAGCGTCGATGCTGAGAGCATGGATCTGCTGCCAGCTACGATTTTGATGGTAACAGGCAGCATCGTCACGAGTCTCGCGCTTCTCTGGGAGCCGAAGAAAAAGGCTGCGTATAAAAAGTACGACAGCCGAGATGAACTGATTGAGAGGCGCAGAGAGTCAGAGCAGATGCGCAAGGCTGCAGAGTCTTGGGAGTCGATAAAGGAAGCGAACAGATGAAGAAGCAAAGAAAGCTGCAGAGGAGATGAGCGAATCATGACATCAACAGAAATTAAGCGTCAGCTGATGCTCAGATACAAAAAAGACTTTCTTTCACTATCTGAGATTGGTCGTGCTCTTGGAATGGGAGCAGACAAAACTCGAGATCTGATGTCGGGCGTGGATTTCCTGCCATCAGGCCGTGAAAAGCGGTATCTGATATCCGACATAGCTGACAGAATCGCAGAGATGCGGAGAGTGTGAGGCATTTTATATGAAACATTTTGACATTAAAGCAAACTGGATAAAAGCATCGAAACTTCCGGAGCGTGCAGGCCAGTATCTTGTGATATGGACCCCTAAGGGATGGCATGCTTCTGATGCTGATCGCATAGGAATAGCGTATTTCAGCAGAAAGACGCGTACGTTTGGATTAAGAGGCAGTGTATTCCGTGGAGGCTGGTACGACCTGAACGATGAAGTTTCCTATTGGATGAGATTACCGGAGATGCCGGAAGAGGTGAAAAAGAATTCATGAAAGTAAGCAGATGCAGATCATGTGGAGCGGAGATCATCTGGATAAAGACGCAGACAGGTAAAAGTATGCCAGTGGACAGCGAACGCATTTACTATACACCTAAAACAAATGGACTCCTGAAGCTCGTGACTCCCGACGGCCGTGTAATTAGCGCTGAGCCTGATCCGTCTTCCACCGTATGGGGCTACGTATCGCACTTCGCGACTTGCCCATACGCAGACAGGCACAGGAAATGAGAAATGTAATCCGCAGAGGAAAGATCAGAGATCGATAAATGAATTTGACCGCTGCATTTCGCAGCGGTCAAATTCCCTGGTAAAGAGCGGCAGCCGTTTCACGGACAGCAGCTGCCGATCAACAATCTTCAAAACGATTATATCACATCGAAAAATTTTGAGGGGTGAAATTCCCCTCTTGATCCTCGATAAAGATATTAATCTAAGAACCACGTAAAGACCATGATAAAGAGAGAGACGATCGTAGCAGGAATGCTTATCAGCCGGCGTTATTACTGGGCACCTGAAAAGATTCCGGGAGAAAAACGAGAGAAAAAACAAAAACCTACACGTCAGGCTGTAATGAAGATCAACCGCCGAAATGCAGAACGAGAGCTGACTATGAAGTTACATCACAACTTTGTGCCGGGGGACATGCACGTTACTCTGACATACAAAGGAGAAGCTCCAACTATAGAGAAAGCGCAGAGAGAGCAGAGAAACTTTTTACGGAGACTGAGAAGGCATTTCAAAAATAAGGATCGCATTCTCAAGTGGATCATGGTCACAGAGTACAGCAATAAGAGAATACACCATCACATGATTATCAGCAGGATGGACGCAGCAGAACTCGCAAAGCTGTGGACTGCCGGCCGGGCTTATATCGTTCACCTGGACGATACAGGAGACTACAGACAGCTCGCATCATATTTGATTAAAGAAACGGATAAGACATTCCGTCAGCCGGGCGCTTTTTCAAAGCAGCGGTATTCATGTTCCAGAACGGTGACATCACCGATAAGGAAAGTGGAAGACGTCCGGCTTAGCGAGGCACTCGGAGATCCGAAAGCGATAAAGGGATATCACATACTGCAGGATAGTGTGTATCGCGGAGTTAATCCCGTGACGCATATTGCCTGCATGGAATATATGCTGCTTTCAGACAGCCGTGAACCACGTCTTAAGATGTGGCGCGGCGGAAAGAAGCAAAAGTATAAGGAAAAGAGGTACGACCCGAGAAAGTATGAAGTTGAAGGTCAGCTCATGCTCGATTTTGACTGGCTTGGATACTGGAACAGCTGACAGAAAGGATTGTGATGAAGAAGAACAATAAAAGTATCATTCCGAGGGACAGCGATGAATACTGTTACATTTGCGGACGGCATATGTACGCAGGTCTTCACACGCATCACTGCCTGTACGGCAGCAACAGGAGCAATGCAGATAAATATCATCTTACGGTACATCTTTGCCCTGACTGTCACATGAAGCTTCACGATCATGGCGACCATGCAGAGGAGCTGAAAGTGAAAGCACAGGAAGCATTTGAGCATCGCTATAATCACGAAATGTGGATGAAGGTATTCGGAAAGAACTATCTGTCAGAAGAAACAGAAAGAGAGGAAGAGAATGAATGAAGTTGTACTGATTGGACGGCTGACAAAAGACCCGGAACTGCGGTATACGCAGAATAATACGGCAGTCTGTACATTCACTCTGGCTGTGGATCGGGATCACAGGAGAAATGACCAGAATAATCAGCCGAGTGCGGATTTCATCAGGATAACTGTCTGGGGAAAACAGGCGGAAAACTGCGCCAGCTATATCACAAAAGGAAGGCAGGTTGCGATTTCAGGAAGAATTCAGACGGGATCATACCAGGACAGGGACGGAAAGACCGTATACACGACAGATGTCGTTGCTTCGCGCGTCGAGTTTCTCGGGAGCGGCCGCGGCGCAGATCAGCAGGAAAGCAGTTATCAGAATCAGCAGCCTCGTACTCAGCCCCCGACGGATCCAGACATTCCGGATGGATTTCAGGAAGTGATCGAGGACGATCTGCCGTTTTGAGTTGATGTAAGAACATAAGGAGAAAATCTGATGATAAATTTGAACACATTTGCGAACGGGGAGTTTGCTGACAAGCTAAACAAAACGCTGCTTAAAGTGGCAGAAAATATCAGAGACACTAATACAGATGCGGAGGAGAAACGGTCAATTACCATAACTATGAAGTTTGTGCCAAACAAAACAAGAAGCATGGCAGGAATTATTATAGACATTAAAACCAAACTGGCAGATACAGAACCGACGGTCACGAATTTAATTATGGATCGCAATATGGAAGGAAAGATACACATCGAAGAGTATGACGGCCAAATTCCCGGGCAGATAGATATAGAAAGTTTGTGTGTGAATAGTGAGACTGGAGAAATCTCAGACGAACGAATAAAGGAGCAAGCAAATGAGTAGAAACAAAATGTTACCGGATTTAGAATCGACAATTTATTATATGAACTCGGCCGACTACAGAGACCGGCTGATTGGTGAATACTGGCAGGCTAAAATCCGCTTTGAAAAACTCGATTACTTTTTACGCAGACTGAACGACTCGAGCGCGCTGGTAGGTGCTTCAAGAGAGCTGTTTCCGGCAGTTGTTAGCGAAAAAGATCTTGACCGATATGAGCGTGCGCTTGAAGAGCAGAGAGATGCTTTGTACCAGTACGTCGATGCGCTTGAAGACCGTATGATTATACTCCGCATTGATTATCTGAACGTGCTTAGGGGTCCTTATATGGAAGGAGTAGATAATTGAGCAGAGGGTTATATCAGGCGGCGAGACAGAGTCACAGTATGAATTATTACGATGACACTGACACAGATTATACTCCGTGGATATACCTTGCTAATGCGATATGTGCTGAAGCAGAGCGTGACTACCGATATGCGCTGAAATTAAATGCCAAAGGTGACATTCGGGCAAAGGAAAAATGGTTTCGCGGCACATGGTTTCAGTTCCTCACGCTTGGACGTGTTGACCCGGAATATGTAATTGAAACCTGCAGAAAAAATAAAAAACGCGTTTTTACAAAACGCTATCCAAAGGAGTGACGAATATTGAGTGAATGGAAAAAAGCAGAGGAATGTTTGCCTGATGAGACAGATTATTTTCTTGTCGCAATTCGATTAGATTACAGACTGGCAGTCTGTGATTGCCTGTTTGACAAGACAAAAGGTCAGTTTGTTGAGTCGATTGCAGATCAGTGGTTTCCAATAGAAGATGTAATATACTGGATGCCACTTCCAAAGTTGCCGAATGAGTGAGTGAGATGAATAGTAGAGAAAAAGGAGCAGCCGGCGAGCGTGAGCTTGCTAATATTCTGAAAGAGCACGGATACGACACGCGCAGAGGTCAGCAGTTCTGCGGTGCGAATGGCGATGCTGATGTTGTCGGCTTGCCCGGAATTCATATCGAATGCAAGCGGGTTGAGCGGCTTGATCTCTACGCTGCCATGGAGCAGTCAGAGAGAGACAGCAGGGAAGGCGAGACACCTGTTGTTATGCACAGAAAGAATCGCCAAGATTGGCTTGTAACAATGCGGCTTTCGGACTGGCTTGAGATGTACGAGTGAACAGGAGTAACACATGAAAGAGTCAATTAATAAACAGAAACTGACACAGAAACTTGATCGGCTTGATGCGCTTTTTCACGATGATGAATCTGCGGCACTGAGGGAGTATAAGCAGTGGGTGCGCGACCTAATCAATCTTTGTACGAATACACAGCAGGAAGAAGAGCTGAGAGAAGCAATCAAACTGTTACATGAATTCTGTGACAACACCTATCGCTGCGAAAAATGCAGCATAATATACTGGTGCGATAAGTATTGCAAAATCTGTCTACCATGTGACTGGGAGGTGGAACTGTGAACGAAAATAAATTTTTGGAGACATTAAGAGACTTAGAAAAGCAGGCAGTAACTAACGCCGAGCGTTTAGCGGATGCCGGAGACTATGAACGGGCTTTGCGGCAGAAGACATACGCAGAGGCTTTCACAATTGTGGAGCATATAGCAAAAGATATGGGAGAAGACAAATGAAGGAAGGAAAAATAATGTCATTAGGCGACAAGATCAGGAGCATGACAAACGAAGAACTGGCGTCATTTATATGGTGGTACGACATAAATACGATCACAAGTTTTTTACAGCACGGCGGAGAAGAAATTAAAAACTATGCTGAATTAAAAGAATGGCTTGAAGAGGATTACAATCCTGACGACCCGTGGTTCGCAAATTCTGAAATAGGAGAGTGAGTATAAATGAAATTCAAAGTATATGACGGCGGCTATTTACCAACGAGAGCGCATTTTGATGATGGAGGAATTGATTTCAGAACTCCGGAAGCCTTTACTTTAGCACCAAACGGCGGAGCAAAAGTTGTTGACCTGAAAGTCGCAGCACAAATCCCTATTGGCTATTTCGGAAAGATGGAAAGCAAGTCAGGCTTGATGGTTAAGAGTGGTGTTGTATGCGCCGGTGGAGTTATAGACAGCGGATTCAGGGGAACAATTAAGGTTCGCATGATAAACAACGGTGATGAGCCTTACACCTTTGAAAAGGGTGATAAAGTTGTGCAGATGGTGTTAATTCCTTGCGGTCTTTTCGATCTTGAAGAGGTAGACGAACTGGATGAATCAGCATATGGCAGAAATGAGTCAGGATTTGGGAGCACTGGAAAATGAATGAAGTTGTAGAAATGTGTCCACATTGCGAAACTGAAAACGTGTATCCAGGCTATGAAGTGGAAAAGAATGGTTACAAAGTTATCTGTAAAAATTGTGGACGGGAAATTATGTTATGCAATGAGTGTTTGCATGACATATCAGGGTTGAGATGCTGCGATTGGAGAAGAAAGATATATTATCGCGGAAAAACTCAGTTTCAAGAAATTGGCATATGCTTTAGGGGTATTACTCACAACATACTAGGGGAGAATTGAAAAGTGACGAGAAAAGAAATATTAGAGCACGCAGCTACCGCAGTCCTCGGAGACCGCGACGAGACTTATGGAAGGCCGGAAGATAGTTTTAAATGTATAGCACAGATGTGGACGGCATATCTCATTCGTCAGGGACTGTTAACTGATGTTCTCGATTCAGTCGATGTAGCCGCAATGATGGTCTTGCTTAAGGTTGCACGTATCAATCCCGAAGAACCTCATCCGGATAACTGGATAGACATTGCCGGCTATGCGGCTTGCGGTGGTGAGCTGAATGACCGATCTTGAGCTTGTCGAATACAACGCTATGGCAAAGGAAATCGAAAAAAGAGCTGCATTTATTGATGCGGAGAAAGAATTTATAAAACTGTTTAAAAGCCTGTGCGATACCAGAAGCTCGTGGCAGGTGTGGACGGACCTCATGGGAGCATTCAGCTGCACAATTGCGAATGTCGGTAACCTGGATCCGGACAAAGGCCGAATCGCAAGCCGGGAAGAAGAATATGAAAGCTGTATAGAGCATCTGGGAGGCGTTGAAGTGCCATCGCAGATTTTTGCGGCTCTGACGATGGCGCTTGACAAGGACTCAGAGCAAGACTTTTTAGGGCGCATGTTTATGGAGCTGGAGCTGGGCAGCAACTGGCACGGGCAGTTTTTCACCCCTTTTACCGTCAGTCAGATGATGGCGCAGGCATCTATAGACCCGGATAAAGTAAGAAGGCAGATTGAAGAAAAAGGCTGGATATCTGTAAACGATTCGTCATGTGGAGCGGGCTCCACGCTGATCGGCGCGGTAGCGGTTCTGTCACGTGCGGGGATCAGATGGCAGCAGCATGTCGCCTTCGTGGCAAACGACATCGACCGGATCGCCGCACAGATGTGCTATATCCAGCTGTCCCTTTTGGGATGTGCCGGATATGTGGCCGTTACGAACACACTGACAAATCCGATCACAGGTTCCGTTTTATTTCCACGTGAAAAGGACGGACAAGAGTTTTACTATACACCGATGTGGTGGAACGACATTTGGACACACCGTAGACTGTTCCATATGCTCGGCAAAGGGGCTCACAGGGAAAAGCAAGATGGGAAGGCAAGCAACGAAGAGGCAGAGCTTCAAATGAGACCGGAACCGGTTGAGGTTAAGCAAAATAATTCAGTACCTCCGGAAGAAAAGCCGGAAGGAAGTAAAGAAAACACAAACCCCGAACAAATAAGTCTATTTGATTTTATGGAATGATGGGTGAGGAAAATGTCGGAAGATTTCTTTAACAAATTGATTATGATCGTGCACCCTTACATTTCAGAAGATGATCTGCAAAAAGTCCAGATGCAGATACAGGTTTTACTGCATGATTACACAATCAGCAAATCAGAGAACGCGATCGAGCCATATAGAGGCAACATAAACGAAAGAGTTTTACTCAGCTTTCTCGAGTCAAAGCTGGCAAAGGGATGCAGCAAAAGGACAATCCTGTTTTACAGGCAAACCATTGTTGCATTTTTCAGTTTTGTAGAGAAGCCATTTAACGAAGTGACGGCAGATGATATTCGCTTTTATCTCGCAAAGCGGGTTGTAAAAGATGAAGTGTCAAAAACTACGGCCAATAACGAGCGGCGCAACCTGTCGTCTTTTTATACGTGGCTTCAGAAGGAAGAGATACTTTTGAAAAATCCCATGGCGAAAGTAGAACGGATTAAAGTAACCAGGAACAAAAAGAAGGCTTTTTCTTTAATGGAGCTTGAGCTGATCAGAAATGCCTGCAAGACAAACAGAGAGCGTGCAATCATAGAGATCCTTATATCCACATGGTGCAGGGTATCGGAATTGATTGGAATTAAAACGTCAGATATACATGATGGGAAATGTACGGTACACGGAAAAGGAGATAAATACAGAGATGTATACCTTAACGCGCGCGCTCAAATGGCTATACAGTCATATATGGAAGAACGGAACGACACAAATCCATTTCTTTTTCCTAAGAGCCGTATGAATATAGCTACCGACTCTGATGACCTGATGAGGAAAGCGGGTGGACAATGGTATTTAAATCCGGAACTCGTATCTGCGGATGCGCATACAAATGATTCAACGATAGAAGGAATCTGCCGGAAGATTGGAAAGCGCGCCGGCGTTGAGAACGTGCACCCACATCGTTTCCGCAGAACAGGTGCAACAATGGCACTGCGACAGGGAATGCCCGTCATGCTGGTGTCAAAAATTCTGGGGCATGAAAGCATAGAAACGACACAAATCTATCTGGATATTTCGGACAGTGAACTGGAAGAGGCACACAGGAAGTACGTGGTTTAGTTAAAATACATTTACAAAGGTTTTGAGAGGTAGTTGCAAGGTTATGGAGGGCAGACGATGACAGTGCAGGAAGTAAAATGGCGTCTTCGGGAGATACGCAGCATGAAACTTAAAATAAAGACCCTCGAGCAGTCAAGGGATGCCGCATGGGTGCGAGCGACGAAAACGACACCTCACATGGATCCGACCGGAATTCGTAGCACATCAGAGCATGACTTGATGTCGCAATATCTGATTGACGTCGATGACCTGAATCAGGAAATTATTAAGGCTAAGCGGGAAATTAGGCAGGTAGAGCATAAAATTTTTAATCTGGAAGATTCCAGGTATGTTGCCTTATTACACTGCTACTATATAGACGCAATGACGTGGGAGCAAACGTCACTGGTTCTTCATTACAGTACTCAGCATTTACGGCGGCTTCATGGAAGAGCACTACAGGCCTTTGCTACCATGCTGACTGAGGATGCTACAAAATGAGCGCCTAGTGTGTGATATTATGGTATCGGATAAAGATGCGGGAGATAGATCACATATCTCGGACAACTGCACTGTCCCGGCATCTTTGCCCTAATCAAGTATTAATACCTATGGAACTGCAGAAGCTTCGGCCGACAACGGAGCCTCTGCAGATGGTAATCACGATCAGTACCAATAAGCAACCTCCAGAAAGGGCATCGCATGCAGGCGGTGTCCTTTTCGTTAAGGCAAGACCAACAATACAAAAACTTGAAATAAAATAAATATTTTCCTTCTTTCTGTTGACATAAGGGACACCATATGTTATTATAATATCAGAAGGGAGGTAAGCAGGGATGAAAAATAAAAAGAGCCGCTCAAAAGACATTATGCAGTGGATGATAGCAATCGGAACGTTGCTAACGGGCATAGCGTCAGTTATAACGGCTCTTAAATAAAAAGATCGAGGGGAGGGAGTGAAAGCTCCCAACCCTTTGATAAGTATATCATAGTAATTCATCCTTGCCTTTAGTTAATGAAAAACTTTAGCAGGATATTTTTAGGAGCGTCTTGGGTAATGGCACTCGTAACGTGGGGAAACATTTTTACTGGTATCCTTCTGATTCTCGCATCGTTATTGTTTATGACGGAGATAGGGGATAAGGATAATGGCTAACTCGAATCCGCAGACTAAAGCTACGGCAAAGTATCAGAAAAAAGTCGGGCTGATATCCAAGAGTTACAAGCTGAAAAAATCATTGGTTGATGAGTTCAAAGAGGCTTGCGATAAAGTCGGCGTAAGTCAAGCTGCAGCTATTAGTAAATTCATGCAGGACTTTATCGACAGCAACAAAGAGAAGTAAGCGCCGGAAGGCCGTCACAGTATCGTGGCGGCCTTTTGTTAGTTTGTGCGCCATAGGCGCGCTCTAATGGGTGAAAGTCCCGAACACGCCCAGATAGTGGGAAGTGTATAGCTGAACAGCAAGGGTGTTCATCGTGAGGTGG